CTTACTAATCCCTCTTTGATTTTCTTCTAATACTAAAAACAGAATTAAAAGTCTCTTTATAGCTTCTAACTCTTCTAATAATATTTCTCTGAGTTTATCGTTATTCACTTTTCCTCCTTGTCAAATTGCCAAAATCCTTTTTGCCATTCTGCCTCTCCACCAACAATTCTTTCTGCAAGTAATAGAGTTCTTTTCACTTCTTCAGGAAAGGAATTTCTGAAATCAATTAATTCCTGTTTGCTTTCTGACATCTTTATAATCTTGTTGCCTTCAAAAATACAATACTGTTTTTTCATTTCAATCCTCCACCCAAGTAATTAAGGTCTTTGCTTTCTCACATAAAAGTTTTAATTGTTTTCTTGCTTTCTCATCATTACTTTTATCCCAATTAACATCGTATAATGTAGTATAGAATTCAGGATATTCTTTGAGAACAGATTTTATCCATTCCCAACATCCGGGGACAATAGCATCTTTTTTGAATTTATCAAATGAACAATATTCACAAAGTTGCTCCTTTCGATGCATAAATTCTTGACAGAGTGGACAATATCCGTGTATTCTAAACTTATACTTTTCTGCATCCAACTCTGCATTCTTTAAATTAAATCTCTCTGAAAGTTTTTCCTTAAATCTTTCAGAAATGCTAACTTTTAAATCAATCATAATCCCTCCTTCCTCTCGATGTTTCCTGATTTTAATTCTTCTAAAAATTGCAAACGATGTTCTGAAGTATCAAAGAAGACCGTTATTTCTTGCTCTTCCTTATTCTCCCCTATCAACACAATATAAACATAATTATAATCTGGTAACCCTGTTTTTACTTTTATTTTTTCAACTCTGTGAAAGTTTACCATCATGCTTATCATGCTAATCCCTCCTCTTTCATGTATGTAATAATATCCTGTCCTTCATCACTTTCCCATTCAAGCCATTCATATTTTCCTGAATAATTATTTAATTCTTCTAATCCAGAAGCATCACAATAATCAGGTTTGATGTGATGAGAGAATTGATATTGGTCATACTTCCAAAGAACTGATAAAATCTTCTTTGCTTCTTCTATGTCTTTTACCTCAACATAAAAAGCATCGTTTACTTCTGCAGGCACTTGTGGAATGTGCCAAATTCGTAATTTCTTTATTTCATTGACCATTTGTTCCTCCTTTTTGTGATAATCCTCGTAATAAAAACTCTTTTGTTTTTCGTTCATAAACAAAGACTTTATACAAAGTTCCTATCTTATCTAATGTGCTTTTGCCTTTGAGGTATTCATTATCCTCTACATTTCTTGTCCTCAAGAATTCTACAAATTCCTTGAATTCTTTTCCACTCATTTCTTCTTTCACTTTATCCTCCCTTTGCAAATTTACCAATTTCTTTTAATACTTTGTCAAAATCTTTCCTGTTCAACTTTTCCAATTTCTCGATATACTCTTTGTCACTTTTCGTTTTGTTCAAAATCTCTAAAACTTTCTTTCCTCCCATTACATCCTCCTTCCTTTCTTTTTTTTAATAAAAGTGTTCGATTCTTAGGGGTCGCCATTGCATAAGTAAGGGATAAGTCGTATATTACCCTATGCTTTTTTCTTCAACACACTTGATACCAATTTGCTTAGATATTTATTATTTTTCCTTGCGCAATTTCTACATTGAGTTTTTCCAAATTGCTTTATAATAACCTTTTCAAATTCAAGATGCCCACAGTCAGCCCTTACTACTTTGCCTAAACTTTTTCTTGCCATTTTAATCTTCCTTCATTGTTCTTTCGATTTCTAATGCGAAGTCAAAAATAATCTTCTGCTCTTTTGATAGTTGATTTTTCCTTGTTAATTTTCTTGCATCATATACTTGATTATATGAAGAAACTTCACAAGGTCTTTTATCATGTGCAATCCTTCTGCCTGATTTTGTTTTAGGTTCATTAAAATATCTTCCTGTTCTGTAATCTTTGACATGTGCCAATTCATGTAAAGATATATCTAAAAAACTATCGGCCAAACTCAATTCGTCATAACCGATATCTTTCCTGATATAAGTTGGTATCCAAATCTCAATCCAACCATAACCAAATTGTATCTTCTTAAATTTTCCAAAATCATATTTCCAACTCCGATTAGCCATTCCTCTACTTCCATAATAATGCTGTGCAGGTTTGACTTCAATGTAAGTATTTCCTTCCACTCCAATTTTTCTTTCCGCATATCGTAGAACTTTCAGAATTGCTTTGTTACTATACTTTGTAGAATTTTTGAGATAAATCATTATGCTCTTTCCTTATGAACTTTTAAGAACCCACCGCACTTTGGACAAACCCCCGGTTCATAATCTTCTCTTGTTCTAACGATTTCCAAAGACCACATAGTTTTACAATTCTTACATACTACGGTATCCCTGTCCCAAATTCTCTTTGGCCTTTGATAAATGATAACAGGATGATATTCTTGTAGTTTCATATCTCCACTTTTTCGTTTCATTGTTATCATTGTGCTGATAGTTTCCATCTTTCCTCCTTTTTAATTTCTTAAAAGTCTTACAAGCTTACGATACTTACGATAGACCTTCACCAATTTCTTTCGTTCTTTACCGTTCATAGAATAACTTTTTTCAGGACTTATAAGAAGATAATGCTGAACTGAATTTGAGAACTGTTGACCCGAACTTGAACCTTTCAAAAAAGGAGTTACATCCCAGACTTTCAAACAATCCATAGCCGTTGCACAATCAATGTTAAAAGAATTTTTCAAATCTTCTACCATTCTCATGTTTTTCATCCTCCTTTCCTTTATTTCTTTCATTTCTACTACTATGTTAATAGGTTTTTCATTTTTGTCAACTCGTTTCACCATCTTTCTTCCATTTTTCTTAAAGATTCTTTTAAAATCCTTTAAGTTCTTGAACTTTATTGAGGTTATTAGTCTTTCTTAAACATAATAAATCCATAAAAAAGGAAGATAGGATATATGTACCACTTCTTACCCACTTACGCCACCTATCCCTTCAGAAATCGATGAGATATAGAAAAAGGGACAGATTTTTTAAGTCCATCCCTTTATACTTACAAAACAGAATAATATTCTATATGAGACTTTCTCTCGTTGCCTGTCTTGCTTTAATTCCCGCTTTAAAGAAATTATCATACAATATCTGTGCTTCAGTAAAAACAATTCCTACTGTTGCTACAATATTCTTCCAATCAAACTTCCCTGCAAGAGCAACTGCTCCTAATGCAATCAGGGTGCAAACAACAAACGCAGTTACAGATTTCTTCCATGTAGCCATTGTTGAACTTGTCAGGTGTTCAATTACGAAAGGAATTAAAACAGGAATAAACCACGCATACCAAGGAATTAACTCTATTATGCTATCCATCATTCATCTCCTTTCCTAATTTTTCCAAAAAACTTTTTCTCGTTTTTCATAGATACTAATTCTTTTTCTTTCAATCCACACCAATCATAAACGAATGGAAGGATTGCAAGGCTGAAATTATAATGATAATATTCTCCCGTTATGAGTCCTTCACTGTTACATTTTGTTTGAATACTTCCTTCTGTGATTTTTACAGTTTTTGAGATATTTTCGCCGATGAGTTCAACGGTAATATCCACATTTTTTAATTCTCTTGAAGGCTGAAGTTGATAATCAGGAACCCATTTTATTGCTCTTGCCTCTGAATTATCAAACTCAATTAAAGCCCCAATGTAAGGACCTGGTGTATAACCTTTTTCAAAATAGTTAATAAGTTCCTTATGTAAAACTTCAGGAACTACTTGAGACAGTTTAATTTGCTCTTCTGCCGTGAGTGCATTCCACTTATCTTCAGAAATGAAATCCTTGACATTGACAGTATCATACTTTGGAATTGCCTTCATTCCTTTATATACGAATATCTGTTTTCTGTCCCCAAAGTTTCCACCGATAACCATCTGAATTGTGAACTCAGGATTCAAGTTTTTCACAATCGTTGTCGTTCCAGTTTTATGAATGAGATAGCTTTCACCAATTTCCATTTCCTTTGGATACTGCAAAGGCTCTTCGTCCCACTCAACTTTTTCATTGTGATGTTCTGAAATGATTGCTTTTGTCTTGAAATCAATCTTTCCTGAATATGCAGGTTCTCCCCAGACAAAAATTCCATCGCCCATCTTGGTAACGATAATCGGTTTAACAGGTTCTCCAGTAAAATAAAAATCATGCTTAACTCCATCAATAACTTTTGAGCCAAGCAAGTAGTCTTCTAATCTTGTATCACTCATGAGTTCCTCCCTGTAACAGGTGATATAATCTTATCATTATTACAATCGTTCTTTCCAATGAAAGATTTTCTTCTCGATATTTTTTCATATCTGCTCCGACCGGTGGCCTTATCAAATTCAAACGAATTGCCTCATCTATTGCCTTATCGAATTCCGTTGGCTCTTTCAATTCCTGGATAAATTGTTCATAAGGAAAGTTCTTACCCGGACAATCAGTAGCAACGAAATCACTGTGCTTTTTGACATGGTCTAACGCCACTCCAAAATAACTCATCAATTCTTTAACTTTATCAATTCCTGCTTTTAACTGTTCCTTAGATGGTTTTGTAATTTCAAAGTTTCCCAAGAAACAAATCCCTAAAGAGTTTAGATTTATTTGATAGTTTGCGCAATGGAATGCCACTTGCTCCATGGGCATCCCCTTAAAAATAACTCCCGTTGGCCCTATCACAAAATGATAGTCCATGACATAGTTCTCTCCCCAATGTTCTTGAATCGCATTGTCGTGCTGGTCTTTTTTGATAACTTCAAATCTCAATTCTCCCGTTACATCCGTAGAACTTGCAGTAGCATTTCCACCAGAATGGTGCAATACGATAACATCTATTCTTCGCATAATCTCACCTCCCTAAAAATGCTTTCAATAAAATGTCCTTGAACAGAATTCCTAATAAAATTAAAAGTATTGATGCAACGAAAAACATCAAAACTCTATAAATCCTTCTAAAGAAAAGGAACTCCGCATGCATATCTTTAACTTTCTTGCACAATCCGTCCTCTTCTCCTTCTTCAACGCCTCCATATAAAATCCTTTTGATGTCTTTTAAATCATTTTCTATAATTTCAAGTCTTTCCATTCCTGTATCCTAAATCTATTCTTAAATCCTTTAAACTTTTTGAAATTTCAGCTATCCCACTATTTATTGTTTGGAACTTCTCATCAACTATTATAGCATTTTTTAAAAATAACAACTCAACATAATCCAACAATATCCCATTTTTTATCTTTGCTCTTTTCTCCACAATGATTGCTTCAATTTCCTGCAATGAATTATTGTTTTTCATTTTAACTTCCTTGCAAAATTATACTCTCTATAATTTCATAACTGAATTGTCCCCATGGTTCATTATATCCTGTTTTCTCAAGTCTTATCTCAACAACATAAATCCCTATTACTGCAGTATCCTCCGGTAGCAAAGGAAGAGAAATCAATCCGACATCCTCGATAGCGCATTCTTTAATAAGAATAGTTTCTCCTTGAAATCTTATTCCTGCTTTGATTGTAAATTCTGTCAAAACTTTTCCTGAACCATCATAGTTTAAAATCTCAATCGGAAAAGAAAACTCACTACCTTGAAAAATTTCAATCATTGTAATTCACCTCGCTTCTCAATTAATTTTACTGTTTTATCTTTATTACTTATTTCTTGAATATTATCTTTTTTCAATACAGCTTTATTTTCCAAAAGTTCTGTATCTTTCTTGGTCATTCTCAAAATAGTCCCTTTCTTGCTAAGAACTCTTTCTACAAACTTTGCGACAATGGATAGCACATTAATCATTATAACATTTAATTCAATAAAAAGTTTCTTGTTCATATAAACAATGTTGACGATAGAAACAGTAAATCCTTTATATATAACTGCTGTGCTTCTTGCGATAAAACTCAATACCATCACAGTAATAACTGAAATCGTCTTTTTAATGTTCCTTCTTAAAGATAAAATATTCACAGAAGTTACAATAAGCAATTTGTGAATAATGCTTGAGATAATGTTTTTTGCCAGAGATGGAATATTAATCATTACAACTGAAATTATTTTTCTAATACCTTTTTGAACAGATAAAATATTTGTTGAAATTACGCTTAATGATTTTGATATAACACCAGAGATAACCTGCTTTGCAAAAGATAAAATATTCTGTATTGCAATAGACAATCCTTTTAACCAAATCTTTGCATAAGTAAAACTAATAACATAAGTGGAAACAAGTAAAAGGATTTTCTTTGCAGTCTTTTTCATCACAATAAGATTTTGAGAGATAACTGATAAAATTTTTATCCAAGTTCTTTTCTTTAGTATTGTCAAAATATTTATCATAACAACTGAACATGCTTTTGAAATCTTCCTAATTTTAGAAAGCACATTGGTCATAGTTATTACAAGATTTTTAGATATTTTTCTCCGAGTAGATAAAACTGAAATTAAAACTATTGAAGGAAACTTACTTATCTTTCTCTTTATATTCAAAACCGAGGTTAATATAACTGAAAGTATTTTAGAAAAAACAAAGTGTCTTATAAGAACCAAAACATTAGTCATCATTACTGAAATTGCTTTAAATCTTCCCTTACTTAAAACAACATTATTTATCATTTGTTTAGAAGGAAACTTGCTTATTTTCCTTACTTTTGTGAGAACATTTGACATAGTTACAGAGGGTCGCTTTGAAGTCTTCAATACTCTTGATAAAACATTAGACATAGCAACTGAAAGTGCTTTTTGAGTTGCTCCCAGAACTTCTTTCCACGATGCAGTAATCATTTGCCAGTCATCGGAAGACTCAGTAAAGCCCATTGTAATATTGCCAGCAGTTGCCTGTAAGGCATATTGATTTGCCCCAACATTTGCCCCGAAGTCGTGGTCGTTTAACCAAGTATGAGTTTGTCCAGAAGGAACATCTTTATAGCCATCTCCAACGACTTGGACACATACATCTCCGTCAACTGTCGTAGTTATCAAATCCGAAGGGTTAGCAGAAAGTCCTGTGTTTGTCTTTCCTACATCGTAGGTGCTTGTGTAACCACTTTGGGCTTTGTAAGATGAAGCAGACAACCACATTGTTAGCGAACCAGAATTTGGAACTGAAATATCGTAGGCACTTCCAGTCGGAGGGCTTAACAAATAATACATACTCACGGAGTTTTCAGGAGACGAAGCATATTTAATATTTTCATATACAGGCGTCATCCCAACTCCGTTATAAGTTGGATTTCCTCCAGTCCTGTTAGTCGAGCCTGAAACAACAATACAAAGGACTAATAGGGTCGCCCCAGTCCCACAAGTATAAGCCAGAGTTAATGGATTTGCAGAGCCATTAGTCTCAGCTTTTGTGTCGTAAGTATGTGCCATTTTACCTCAAATGAAGAGTCAGGAATTTTATATCCCTGACCCCTTAATTTAGGTTACCTCATTTTGAAGAGTGAATTCTATTTTATCACCCGAACTCAATACAATTCCTGTAAAGGAAGCATGATAATAAATAGTTCCAGAAGTTGAAGCAGATAGAATTCCCGCCTCTGTTATGGTCTTTCCTGCATCGGCAGTCATCAACCATACATGCTGAATCTTATCAGCAACGGGTTGAGTAATCGTAGTTGAAACTCTTGCCTCACTTCCTTCTGTGAACATCGTAGTATCACCTTTTGCGGCTGTTCCTGCACCTGTTCCCCAAGTTCCATACTGCGTTACTGCGGCCATTAAATCAACGACCCACTCTTCACCTTTTTGCGTTAAGACTGTTACATCAGCCATGTTTCACCTCCGTGAAATTTTTAACTGCTTTGCCCCTTGCAATTACTCCAAGGTCTTCAATTGTTCCGTCAGCCCTGATAATTCTTGCTCTCAAGACTGATTCTACTTTTTTACGCCTGAAAAGTTTTAAAAACTTTTTTAAATTCATATTGCCTCCTATATACTTTTAACTTACGCGCCTTGAATTTCTCATAAATTGATTAAAAGACATGCAACGCTTAATAGGTTTGCATTTTGCAAGATGCAGAAGATTTACCATAAGAATTTGTAAGAGTTTTGGAATCGTTTGTCCTCCTACAAATAGATTAGACATTTTTAAATTAAATATCCAGTAACCAGAAGTAGTACAATTGTTTAATAATCCTCTACAAGTAAAATATCTTTCCTGACCTTCTGCAAAACAATCTACTATACAAAGGTTGCTCCCTACAAATAATTGATATAAAGAACTAAAAGCACTTCCATTAAATTGATAATAATAAGTTAAATATTGTCCAGTTGATAATTGTTTTCCGCTAAAAACCACATCAAAATTTCCATCTTCTTGTCTGTACAATACTCTTATATAACAAGAGTCATCATGTAATATATAAAATATATCAGAAGCATAAATCGGTGCTGACCATCCTCCAGCAATTTCTTTTATATAACCTATTTTGTATTGTGTAGCACTTCCTTGTCTTTCTACAAAAAACAAGTGCATAACTCCATTAACTAAAATACCAAATGGTTTTGATAACATTTTATCAGTATCTAAAACCTGTGTTGGTGTACCCCAAGAACCTGAATAATCAATTTCTTTTAAAGGAGAATCAAAAGTTATAGGAAAATCGTAAAAAAGTCTTTCTTCCCCAAAATTACCTATCAAATGAGAAGGATATCTTATCGCATTTGATTCTACCAAAAAAGAAGAAAAATTACTCCAACTTCCAGTATAAACTGAGTAATACATTGTAGTAGTATAATGTCCCGTTATCACAATAGAACTGCCAACAACTTCTCCTCCATGAAAGTTTTTATAATGGACACCACTTTCAATAATTGTTTCTCCACTCCAGATTCCATCAGATAAAATTTTATTAAATTCTACAAGTTTCCAATTTGTAATTGAAGTATCAACTACTCCAGCAGTTACATATAAATATCCACTATAAACCAATATAGAAGGATAAACATTACTCCAGTTTGCTTTTGCATATGTTGCTATTATTGTTTCTGTCCAAGTTTTGCCTTTATCTATGCTTTTTGCATAACAAAGATAATGATTAGTGGTATCAATTCTATTATAAACAACATGAAAATTTCCATTTACATCTATAATAAAACTATGTTTTAAAAACCCTCCAATATAAACAGTATTAGCAATATAATACCAATGAGTAGCAACTGCTGAAATTCCCCAAACTTCAAACATAAAATCACTATCAGGATACTTAGTAGTATCAGTAGTAACATATCCATCAGAATAACCACTTGTATTTCTATAAGCCCAAACTATATAGTTAGTTGAATTTCCACCCAGAGCCTCTATACGAACAGCCAACATAATGCCTGAAGAAAAAGGCAATAAGTTTGTAAAATTAAAAGTAATCCATTGATAAGTTGTAGCCAAAGTATTTGCATCAAAAATCTGTTCTTGAATAGGATAAGTTACACAAGGCAATCCTGAAGAATTTACATACAATAAAGAAATCTTAACATTTCCTGGAGAACCTAATCTCTTCAATTGCAATTTTACATATAAAATAGTATGGTCTTCAACTGGAGTAAAAGTTTGACTATATTCATTCGTGCCTAAATATATTATATAACCACCTGTATTTCCAGTATTACAATATTCAAAAAGTTTTTCCAATATTTTTTTACTTGAAAAAGAAACCACATTTTGAGTTATAACTGATAAACTTTTTCCAAGTGCATAATCAATTGTTATTGTTATACAATCAATGTATCCTATATATGTGCCTGTCCCTGATGATTTATAGTTTTTTGCAGAAATTACACAACCAAAATTATCAGCATTTACATCAGAATAAAGTAAGGTTAATCCCCACTTGTCAGTTCCACCATGGTCTTCACTTATATCACTTGCTGGCCAACCAGTAGCAGTTGGTTTGTCAGTTCCTTGAATAGTTCCACCTTTGATAAGTTTCACCGAGTAATCATAAATCAAAGTATTTGTTGCATGTCTTTCAACTGTAACTTTGACCCAGTTGATAATACAATTATCAGGAATTGAAAATCCAAAACCTGTAACCTTTAAATAGTAAGATATAACTCCTTTTGCTAATGAAGCGGAAGCCCAATCATCATTTGAACTTGCAACTTTTTCAGGACTTGTCCAAGCTATCGTCCCAACGGTTGTATCATTAGCAAAAATAGTTCCTGCTCTTGTTTGCTGTGCCATTTATTTTTTCACTATTCCTTGAACTGCCCAATGAATAGCAGTCCCTAATCCATTTGAGAAAACTTTCATTCCGGTATAAAGCCTTGTATCCGTTCCGTCAATTATCCATTCTTGATGATAGCAAATAGGTTGTGCAGTCTTTCCTGTTGCAACTCCTTCAGGATAAATTGCCAAGATGACAGGCATTCCGACAAATATATAATCTCCAAAATCAATAGTAATAACTCCTGCACTATCGCCCACCGTTCCTAAAATAACTATTTGAGGATTTGAATGTTGATGGGTTATAATCAATCTTTCAGTTTGTTTAATGGATTTAATGGGCATTATCCCCCCCTCAAATATGCTTTTATTTCTGCTGTTATTTTATCGGGTGCCACAGAAATCATATATTCGGATACGGTGTATTCTCCTCTTCTGTTCGAACTGTCATCCCAGTTTAAATCAAGACCCAGCATCCTTCTATCGTAGGGTTCTTCTAAATCTGCTTTTACCACAGTAAGAACTTGAGATGCCTTCCTTGAAATATTATAAATCTTTTGTGCAATACCGGCCAAAGCACTATCATCAACTCCCACGACAGTTGCAAAAACAATGTTATTTATTTTTGTCATATCGTAGTTCCTATGGTCATATTCACTCCCCGTTCCTAAATAACCATAAGCTTTTGCTTTCTGCGTCAGGTCGTCAGTTACAAGAACGGTTGCAGGAATTGAAAGAATGTCTATATCAAAATCTGCTTTTTCAACATAATCTAAATCAATATTAATTTCTCCTCTTGAAGGACTTAAAGCATCAAGCATCACGAGGTCTCCAAAAGCGACATCAGCGATTAAAAGAAACCCGATATTCTGACAGGCCTTTTGAATTTCTGCCAGATAACTTGAATCAGTAACCGATAAAGTTCCGTCTTTATACATATCCGTAAATTTTGCAAGATTAGTAGGAACAGCTCCGTTGAGATAAATTCCACTTAATCCACCAACGGTATTCTTCAAAGAAGTTAAAAAATCAGTTACTTTATAATTAGCGTTTGCAGGAGTTGGGAATATGGTGGTTGTTAAAAGTACATCCCATGCTCTTGAAACATCAATCAGATTATAAGTAAAAAGACTTCCACCTTTGTATCTTTGCTTCCCTGCATTTGTAAGAAAACCCTGAAATCTTACAATGTCATCAATAGCAATTTGCCAGATGCCGCCAAGACTCATCAAAGGTTCAATTCCCATCGGTTCAAATAATTGAATAGCCGCGCTTCCTCCTGAAAATAAAGTGCTTCCATAAGTGATAGAAGTTATAATCCTTCTCTTACCAGAGAGTTCAACTATTTCCCCCGCATCTCCTGCGACTATTGAAATTTCTCTTTTAGTATTAACATTTATCATTCTCTCACCAAGTCGATTGTAAAAGTCCACATGGGATTGTCTAAACTCCCTGACCCACCATGTTGTTCATTCAAATTCATATCTTGATAATAATATACTTGTCCGGCATAGTTAATCAATCCTCCATCATTTTCATCTAATCCATTTGTAAAATTAGTCAATTCAGTTTCTGACCTGAATTCAATTACAAGATGTCTTTCATAATATTTTCTTGAATAGACTATTAATCCATTCAAACCCATTTCAAAACTCTGCATGATTTTTGGTATATCTTTGCTATCCGATACAAGATATGTTCCTATTTTAGAATCATTGTCGGGAACTAAATTAACCATTATCTACCTCCTCCAATTGGAAGAATCCCATGGGAAACATAACCTTCCTGTAATTCTTCTCTTAATAATTTAGCCGCTACATATCCAATAGCTTTTGCAACTTTTTTAGTTTCCGTAGTAGGCTTTTCTCCAGTTGGAGTTCCTGGTTCAGTATGAACATTTATATCTACTGTTAACTGTGCTTTTCTAATTGTTGTAATAACGGCACCTCTTAAACTGCCAACGAATTTAACAAGTTCAGGAACATTTCCACCAACGATAGAGATAGGTTTCCAAAGTTTTTCCATTGAATTAGCAGTATCTTCGACCCCGCCTTTAATTCCTGAAAGATACTTCGTTAATTCTGTCCAGAATGTATCCATTGCATCTACGCCGACGCTTCCAAGATTTACCAGAGCATCCTGCGCTACCATCGTTTTATCTTCCCAGCCCTTTTCCCAATCCGTGTACATCCCAGTATAAATCGCATTTACTTTATCAGCAATAATTTTTGCTTTTTCAGGATTGAAAACATTTTTTAATCCTTCCCACAATAGAGGCAAGACTGTAATTGTTGACCTAATTGCGAGAAAGAACTCACTTGCTAAATACCACATTGCTTTTAATTTTTCTGCAAAACCTATTCCACTTTTAGATGCTTGGTCTAAATCTGCAGAGACTTGAGAAGAAGCGCCTATCGTTGCAGTCATGCTTATTAACATTGAAGAAAAGAAAGTCGAAACATATTTAGTAGATTCTGCCATATTCTTTCCGACTGCCTCTTTCAAATCACGGAAAGAAAGTGCCAATTTTTCTGTTGAAAATCCAACTGCTCCAGAATAACTTTCCATATTTCCTTTTTGCTTATTCAATATCATATCCAGAATTTGCATGTCCGTTTTATCTTTAATGGTTTCAATTCCAAATTGTTTTAAATATCGGGCAGTCCCCATCATTGCTTGACCTATGCTAAATCCCGCTTCTGCAAGATTCGTTCCCTGCCCTCTTGCGACTTCCATTGCAGTATAAAGTCCTTTGACGGCAATATCAGCATTTCCAAATCTCATGGTCATGTCTTCAAGAGCCGACCTTATATCCGTAGTAGAAAATGCTGTTATCCCTGAAAGAGTTGTTAGAATACCTTCTATACTTTTTTGCGATTCAGGACTGACTCCGAGATTTCTCAAAGTATTGTTTAATCTTAATACGCTTTTTTCAGCATTTGAAAAGGCCGTAATGGATTGATACCCAAAATCAATAATCTTCTTGACACTAAAAGCAATTCCAATCGCTATGCCTATTTTGCCGAGAATTCCCAAGATAGGATTTTGAGCTTTCTGAACAGAACCAACCATCCTGCCGGTTAATTCATCAAGTTTAGAGTTTATTGCAGTAGTATCAGCTTTTATTGCAACCCACAATTCTCTTTCTTCAGGCATGTTTTTCCCTCTTCCTTATTTCTTCAACTTTTTTCATGGTCTTTTCCATAGATTCTTTTGTAGGCATTTCCATATCAGCAAGTTCATCAAGACCCGGTTTCGTTTCTTTCTTTTTAGGCAATAGTATTTCGATTATCTGATTGCACAAATAAGCATCTAAGTCTCGGATATCAAAATTAGCCAACCCGTTCCTAATAAGAAAAGCATAGAAGTCGGCTATCTTTCCATACTCTCTTACGAAAAAAAACTGTCTATTGCTTTCCCCACTTCATCGGTATCAATCTTCAAGTCTTTTATTTCTTCAAAAGTAATTGCAGGTGTTTCCTTCTGCCTGTATTTCCATACAAAAAATGAAACCAATTTAGGATTGTGGGTCCCGACAGTCGTTGCATCAAACCTACCTAATCCATAAATATTGACGCCTGTCAATTCAAAGCATTGTTCAATGTCTCTGTAAGTCATTTCAGTTTATGCCGCTACATATTTTACTGTACAGGTTGCAACCCACCAATCATCTTTACTGCCCTTGACATCAAAGGCTGAAATCTTTCCTGCAAGAGTAACTCCCACAGTATCTTCTGAAGTTATTGTTACCGTTGCATCTGTTCCGATTAATGCCCTGATTTCTGCCGCAGTAGGAATCGTGAGAAAAGCATAATTTGCCGTTATGCTTTGACTTACTTTTCCTGCTCTTCTATCGATAATTTCTGAAGCAGGATTTCCTGTTAATTCTTTGTCTTCTCCTGCTGTCGGCATAGTAAAATCGCTAACAGCCCAGCCCGTGCCGGGCAAACCTGATGAAATTAAAATTCCGTATATCATTTATACCTCCTAAGTTGTTACAAGTGCTACCGTTACTGTCGTAACAGCAGTATAAGTTATGTGAACATACTTTGAGGAATCATTGAACCTCGCAGTAGCAAATAATCCTATCAATCTGTCTTCTCCTGCTGTAATTACGACTGAAACATCATGAGCAAAACCATAATTGCAATTTGTCGGAGAATCAATGTTTACAGTTATCGGACTTGCACTTCCATTCTTGACCCATAGAAACATTTTTCCAGTATTCTCGAAAAAGTTTCCATCGACATTTGCGGCCTCAAAAGTTACTTCTGTTCCTCCCGGTACCATACTTTGGGGGGTTAATGCACTTTCAGCCATTTAAACCTCCTCTACTGTTAAATTTATCATGCATCTTACAGCCCAAATTTTATCCAAAGCTTCCTTCGGATTTTCAGGACTGTAAGTAATTCTCTTAACCACATATTCTCCAAAAGTTCCTCTCGTTCCAATTGCTTGAACGATTATTTCATAAAGATGTTTTACATCCTTGTCATCAAGCACTACCATTTCAACGGTTATACTTTGTCCAAATCTTAAAGGAGAAGTAGATAATTGATTCAGATAAACTGAATTAGGAATGAAAGCAAGTTTTTCCGTATCCTGAACGATTATCCCTTCTGCTTCTATTATCTTTGCAATCTCTTCGTAAATCATTTTTTCCATACCAACGCTTTTGATAATTCGTTTGCAATTAAATCCTTTGCCAGAACTATCCCCTTATGCGCCATTAATTTAGGTTTGATTCCACCCTTTCTCGCAGTTTGAGAACCAGCCAGCATTCCATATTGCATAGTTCCATATTCCTGAAATTTCCAATAAAATTTTGCGCTTCCTATTTTAATCATCATAGAATCCTTGTATTCAGCAACATCATATCCCCTATTCATCTCTCCTGAAATAACTTGAGGAGGTCTAACCTGTTTAGCATAAGAAATTGCTATCCATCCGCTTGTCTTTAATCCATTGAATAATTTATCCTTATCATAAGAAAGAAATCCTCTCAAATCAGAAAAACTTAAAGACTTTTTTGAAACAGGGTCAACGATTTGCAAAACTAAGTTCATCATATCCTCGCACTCTGCACGAGCCAATCTCTTAAATAAGATTTTGCCATTACACTCATCAGTTCTTCAACCGGCCTGTAGGTTTCATAAGCCTCTGAAAGACCTCCCCTTGAAGCACTTTGAACTCCCTGTTCTCTCAACTTATATATCTCGCTATTCATATACTTGAATATAGCAAATGCTTCTTCATAAACAGCCCACTTTACTTGGTCGGGGGTTTCCTCAATAACTATATAGTTACCTGGAAGATAAGATTGTAGTTCGGCAAAAAATATAGCTTGAGAAGGCGTTTTAATTAAACGAGGAAATAAAGTTGTCTGTTCGTTATCTTCTCTTTCTCCTATGAAAGGAAGATTTTCAATCTTATTAGAAGCCATGGTTAAAAATTTAGTCTTATGTGGATTATCCATAACAAGCCATTCTTCTGCAAAAGGTCTTGACGCAAAATAAATTTCTGATTCTGCAAGAATAACGAGCATTTATTTCTCCTTCTTTTCTTCAACTTTAGGTTCATGCTTTTCCTTTTTCTTTTCTGGTTTTCCATATTGATTAGGACATTTTACAACATGAAGATTATAATCCTGCTCTCGCAGAAATTCAATTCCACAAAAAGGACATTTGAACATATTTACCTCCTTATAAAGGGGGCAGGAACAAGGAGGAAACCTACCCCCATTAATCAATTATACTATTTACAGAATCTAACTGCAAGTTCGGGCTTTAAGGTCTTGACGCCAACAATCATATCAAGAGATACCATATTCGTCTTTGCGTCTATATCGTATCCATAGACTGCTCTGATAGCAAGTCCAGAAACAGGGTCTCTCATAACTGCGGCATTAACTCCACCAACAGGTGGTTCAAGTGTAGCGCTTGCAAGAGCAAATGCGTTCCTGTGGAAAGCAAGATTTGCAACATGAGAAGCACGAAGAGTTACAGTCTTTGCTGAACAGTTTTGAGCCAAAGCAGGATAAATTTTTACAGTTACTGTGAATGGAGTAGCAGGAGTTGTTGCTAATTCCGTGCAAACATACTGCCCTGCTGTATCTGCTATTGTAATCAGGTCGCCCTTTTTGACAGTTTCATTCTGAGCTATTCCAGTAACAGCAATCGTTAAAGCCCCTGCTGTTCCTGTTGCAATTGCGGCCGCATTAAGAGTTCCCTTTGTATGAGTTAAAATATTCTGGTCAAGATAAGAATCAAGAGTAAAAACCCTTCCCATACTTGCTTCCCTCAATGCTTGAGTATCTCCTGCTTTCTCTGCATGAAGAAAAGCGTCCATTGTAACATATTTTGTTTGTGTCGTAGGGTCAACAACCAATCTCCTTAATCCTCCTGCAATTGGAACTTTGTTAAGGTTCATCTTCTCATTGATATTCTGAAGGTCTGTAATGACAGGAGTTCCTGTAACATCACAGAAATAAGGAATGTCAACATACAAACCTGCAAGAAGAGCATCAATCTTATCTGCAAAAGCATCCGTCGCTCCTTCGATATACTTATCTCCGAAGTTTGCAATGTCAAGAGAAAGTTCTTTGCTTGTTACTTTAAATGAAACATCAAGGATTGTATCCAATTTAACCTCAACGCTTCCTTCTGTAATATCCTGATATTCAATTGCAGTTCCGTTGAATACTTTTGCGATAAAGGTTGCGGGAACAGGAATTTTTACCGTATCCCCGACACCCTTTACGAATTCGTCAGAATATCCTCTATGAACTAATCCTGCTAAAACTAAATTATTCTTCAGTCTCATTATTGCTTCTCGTGCAATGACTGAAGGCAATAAAAGTGTATTAGGCATTTATAACCTCCTATTTTTACTTATTTCTTCTTACGAAGTAATTCGTATTCCTCCATACTCATGTTGTCAAAGTCAGGCATTTTCTTCGGTTCTCCTCCGACTCCTTGACCGATATTAATTCCTTTCTCCAGAAGGAGTTTTTTTAACTCCTCAATATCGGCTTTAATCTCATCTTCAGTTTGTCCGAGAATTCTTTTTACCCAACTCTTCGGAAGTCCTGCAAGGTCTAATAAAGAAAGCTTTAAGTTTTCAACTTCTAACTGTTTTCTTTCCAATTCCTTCTGCACTAATTGTTTTTCCAATACTTCTTTTTCTGTTTTTGCTTTATCAAGTTCTGTTTTATTAGCATTTTCAATCTCATCCAATTTTACTTTAGCTTTCTTATATTCCTCAAAGTCTTTATACTTCTCTTTCTCCCTTGCGAGTCTTTCACTTACAATCCTGTCAACATCCTCTTGTTTAAAGAGTTTTACTTCCTGATTTTCATCAGTCTTTTTTTCTTCTTTCTTTACATCTTCTGCCATTTCCGTTTCTCCTTCCAGCCCGTCGGCTGTATATTATCTTTTTTTACTTCTCAATTTTACTCCTGCATGAACCATTCTTAATACTGTCATATACTTCTTTGCCTTTTTGACACTTTTCGATTTACCTTTCCTAACCAAGTGTCCTCCTACTTTTTTATAAACTGTCTTTCCCTTTCTTACCCAAGGCATTTTTCTCTCCTATATCATTATACTGAAAAAACAATTTTACCATCTCTAATTATCAAGATAACATTCCCATTTTTATCTCTAAAAGTCCAATCACCATTTTGAACATCATTTCTCTTTTCATCTTTTTCTTTAACTTTAATCATGGTCTTACCTCCACACAAGTTATTAATCTTTCAAACCTTCCTACTCTATCTTTTACTATTTCATTAGATATTACTTTTAATTGCGTTTTATCTACTAATACTTCATTCCAAGGAAGTTGAATACTATTAACAGTTCCCTTATTGATTTTAATTATAACAGCTGATTCTTTTCCAGCCCATTGACTATACGATTCAGCAAGTTCTAAACTGGGGGAAAATGAAGAAAATGCATCAATATCAAATATATCACCCGATTTCAATGTTTTAAAAACTTTAAGCACAGGTTCTTCGTATTTTAAATGCATTCCTCTATAAATATCTCCATCATAATAAGGCATTGTTTTAACTACTTTTTGCATAGCATCAACTTCTGCTTTAATATCCACCGTTCCTTCTCCAGTTAATTCGTATTCTCTCATCGGTATACAATTTTCAAAGTTTTCTTGCCAATGTTCAAATCCAATTTTTGCTTTATTATAAACATCTTCATCTATCTTAACGCCTAATCTTTTGCAAGCTTCTCTATAATCCGTAATATCTCCAGTATAATCTTCATATTTAGACTGAGCATCGTAATTTATTTTGCTTCCAACTTCTCCAATAGGAACTTCTTCTTTAGTAATTACTTTCTCTTCCTCCATTCCGGGAATCCATATCGAGAAAGAATGCCTGCAACGAGGATGGAACATTCCGTCGGCTTTTGCATCTTCCATGGTTGGATATCCTTCTGTCTTTCCTGTTAGGCTTATAATCTTTCCTGCCCATCGTGAGCATATCGGACAAACTGTCGGTATCACATCTATCTTAACTAAATCGTGTCCCGTTTCCAATATTCTGTCCATTGTTCCTGCATTAAAAGCTTCTGCTGTCGTGGTTCTTGACACCATTTCCGCATAAGAAGTCATGTTCCATTTCTTTCCTGCCTTATCAACAAATCCCGTTACTCCGTTTTCAATCAATGAATTTTTTATATCCTTTGCAGTTCTTTTCCAATCCTTATATCCGATAACCGACCCTCTTATCTCTTCCAACGCTACAGTCCTGAAAATATCGTTTGTTCTCCTTCCTATTGTTTGACTAACATCTAATAATCTGCTGTAAGTATTCTGAGCAAGAATGTTTATTGCTTGAGTGTGCATGATAATATCGGGAATTCCTATCATCATGTTCAATCCTTTGATTTTAGATTCTGCTTGAGCCATTCCTCCCAAATAATTCTTCTTGATGTTTTTCTCGACCCAACCCTTCGCATCTTTGTTCAAATCATTGATGAGTCCCTTGATTTTACCACTTAACTGCTGATAATAAGCAGTATATTTTCCTTTAGCAATTAATTCATTAAGGATAGATTCAATATCCTTTTCGGCAGTAGAATATAATTTTAAAAGATTTGCTTCCTCAGTTGATAGCGCCATTTTTATTCAGGGGGTACTTCTTCAGGAGGTATTCCAATCCCAAGTTTAGTTAATTCTTCCTCTGTCAATCCAATCTTTGTGGTCGGAGGCGCAGGCAAGGCATTTTCCTCTTTTATTTTAGTCAATTCAGTTGTTAATGCTTCTCCTTCCAATCCCCACAATCTCTTCAATGCACTTTCTATCGAACTCAATTTAGATGCAACTGCCATTGATTCAATGTCAATTTGCTCTCTCGCATCGGTTGGAAGCCCGTCTTGCCAATCTATGTGAACATTTTTAGCCTCAAACTTAACAGCATCAGCAACACTATTTGCAACTGCCAGTTCACTCGCCAACGCCAAAACCTGCTTGATTTTCTTATCAAGAGAAAGTCTTAATCTGTTTACCTTTGAGAGAGGAGAAATCAAAAGTCTTTTTAAAGCACTTCCACTTTCCGCAAGTCCCGCTTTCAATTCTCCAAACAATGCAGGTGCCGTTTCTGACAGTGCATATAATTGAATCATTAGATTGTCTATCTCTTGATTAACTGCCGATAATTGCGCATCCCAAACTAAATAAGCAGGCAATACATCGTTTGGATTTGCGCCTAAATATTTCCCTACGATATCAACAAACGCCTTTCCTGTTCTCTTATCCTGTTGTATTAAAGTTTTTGGCCCATACATGGTTGGGCTTGCATGCTTATCTAATATCCTCGCCACCTGTGAAAATCTGATTTCAAGTTCACAAATTATAGTGTCAAGAATTTGATAATCATCCGTTCCAAAAGCGCTTTCGCTTGTAGTTAGATTGTGTGCTGGAACTATCAAAGAGGTATTTACTTTAGTAAGAACAACTGAAGTTTCTATAAGTTCTTTTACTATTCCACTCCTGATATTATAAGTTCTGTATTCTATTTGTCCCGGGGTATGCACCTCAACAAATAATTCTTCTCCGACAATCCAACAAACAAAATGAGCAATTATCTTTTTCATATTTTTAGCATCAAAGATAGGAAACCAATAAGCAGGAGACAATGAATCTATTCTTATCGTTCCTTCTTCTATCAAAGGTTTAAATATTCCCGTTCCATATCTTGAGATGTCTATTGCATTGTCATAACAAATGGTTATGAAATCACTCTTATCAAGCATTGAATTTAAAAATATCTGTTCTTTAGATTCAGGTTCTCCAACCGTTATCTTTGGTGGTTCTCCAAATAAAAGATTTGCGAATGCAACAGATACTCTCCTGTACCAATTAAAATCAAACTGCCAAACTTCAAGTTCATCAACATCAAACAATTGATTATATCGCTCTCTGAATATCTGTTTGTGTTCTCCTTTCCAAAGAAGTCTATTGTTGTCATACAACTTTAATCTGTCATATTCGTCAACCGGTGGAAAAGTACTATCTCTCTTAATAAAATCTAAATCATATAACATTATCTACCTCCCATAAACCTTTCGGTTTCCCTATTATCATTATACTTACATTTTTATTAAAATAAGTATAAATCTCAATCATGTTCCTTTCGGCTTTGGCGCTATCATCGCTTCCGAACTTATTGCTTCAATTATTAAACTTGTCATGTCTACTTGGTCATCGAAATTCCCATTAGGAAATTCCAACAGTTCTTCTTCGTAGTCCTGAAGATAACCTGCATTCCTGTCAAAATAAATTCTCCCCTGTTCAAAAAAAGGAATGACGCTTAAAGCTTTTGAGTATTTATCTCCTTTCAAATATGAAGGCGTTACGGGAATGTTCATGTCCAATACTTGTTGCGTTATGCTTACCTGATATGCAAAGCTTTCAATGTAAAACATGTTTGGCCTGAATTTGTAATAAATACTTTGAATCGTTTTTAAAATCTCCGGGGCCTCCATTCTTTCTCGTGTTACATTTAACAACAAAACCTTTTCCCTCACCTTGCCCCAGATTCCAATCGCTGTATAATGACTTGTTTGCTTCTCGGTTACGGCCAAGTCCAAAGTTCCAAATATAAAATCAAAATCTTTTAATGCTTCTTCTTCGGTAAAATATTTCCCATCTTTAGATTCAAAATACTTGAAATAAGAAGACTTGAATAAACATGCTTCTTCACTGATAGGATTTTGCTGATACAAAGCATTCCAAACATAACTGCCCATGGCTTTCTTTTTGTTTTCGAGTTCCTCTTTCGGAAATCTTTCAGGCCATAAAGGTTCGCCAATTGTTCTTCCCAGAACATCTCCTTCCTCTGCAAAGGCAGGAAGTTTAATTACCTCCCATTTCTCCTTTTTTTCTTTAACTAATCTTCCGACTAAATCATCCGAATGCCAACGAGTTTGAATCACGACAATATTTGCATCAGGTTCTGCTCTCGTCAAAAATGTAGAATTAAACCATTCATAAGTCTTATCTCTTATATGTTTGCTTCTTGCTTCTTCCATATTCTTAATGGGGTCGTCAAGAATTAAAAGACTTGCGCCTTTTCCCGTTATTGACCCACCTACTCCTGCGGAGAACAATCCTCCTCCTTCAACAGTTTCCCAGTTATCTAATTTCTCAATAGTAAAGTCAATGAGTCTGTTGTTCTTTAACAATGTTCTTACTTTATACGCAAACTCTCCGGCCAAATCGTATGCATAACTTGCAAGTAAAATCTTTTTATTAGGATTGTTAACGATGTAAAAAGCAGGTAATATGACAGAAAATAAAACACTCTTCCCGTGTCGAGGCGGAACTTCTATAATATATCTCAATGTCTTTTCAAAAGTAAGTTTCTTTACTATCTTCTCAAAATATTCAACATGCTTCGGCCTCTTATATTCAGGATAATAAGCATTTCCAAATCCTCTAACAGTTTTATTCTGCAGAATATTCATGATAGCAAGAGAATACTGCTTATCGATATTAACCACTTTTCTTTGCCTTTTCCAAAATATCCAACAGGGTTTCCGTTAGTTCCTGATTACCCAAAATTTCTTTAGTCAGTATATCAATCCCTTTGATTTCAAGTTCTCCTCTGAAAGTCGTTGCCCCGGTAAGTTCCAAATCCAACCTGACTAACTTCTCATAAGAAGCAATAAGCTTTATTAATTCTTCAACATCATCAGCAGAAAATTTCAATTTGACAGTTCTTTTCCCCGTTACCTCATCTGTTTCGATTCTTAATGCTGATTGAATTCCTGCTCTGATAATTTTTAAGTTTTCCTGAATTTCTTTTCTGTAATCTGCCTTTGTATTTAAAATATTCTTATCAGTTCCTTCTTGCAATTTCTTTGCAATTTCGATATCTCTCAAAACAATTCTTCCCTGCCAATTAAAATTTCTGCTCCATCTTGCTACGCTTCTTTCATCGACTTTAAATTGACTTGCTACTGACTTTAAACTTCTTCCCTGACCCAAAGTATAATAGTATTCAAATGCTTCAGAATGTCTTAAAGTTTCTTTCATTTCTTCCCCAATTTATCTCTATCTAATATCGCTTCTAAAAGCATATTCAGAGGATTTCCTTCATCATATTTCGTCTCCATTGTTCCTAATCTCAATGGATAAAATCTCTTTTTAGGATAAGCCATTATTAAAGCTAAAATAGTTTCTCCACTTCCCGTCGGAACGAGATATTTATCATCTTCCAATTCTCCAAGAATTTCCTTCATTTTTAAACCTATTCTATTTAACAGATTGATATTCAAATATCCACTTGTTGCGTTAAATGCTTTAAAAGTATTTATAATTTCCTCATATTCAAACCACCTATTAGGTTTTAGTTCTTCATTTTTTCCAATGCTGATGACATCCAAACCTGCTTCCCTTAAATATTTACTTGCATTTCCACAGGTAAAACAAACACATTCATTCGTCCCAATGCGATTGAGGTATTTCTTTATTACTTCTGCTCTAATCTTTTTTTCAAGCAAATTAACTTTCAATATCTGCACTTTCTAAATCTATCTCCTCGCCTTCAACTTTTACTAACTCTTTCAATTCCTCTTCAGAAAATTTTAAAGGAAATTCCTTTTGGATTTCTGAAAAATCCCCTTTATAGAAAATTAAAACTCTCTGATGCGTTCTTACTATTTTTCTATTTCCGAATAAATTTCTTGCCCTAAACGGTGCAGTCCCTATCGCAGTCGCAAGAATTAAATCATTGTAATATTTCAGACCGTATTTTGACGCAACATTTATCGTATCCCCTAAAAAGTTCAACAATATTCCTTTATCCTTTCCTTTAATTTCTCGTACATCGCCTAACTTTATAACATAAAAACGATTATCTTTCAAAAGATTAGCCGAGTGCATGATGATTTTCTCAAATCCTTCCATGAAATACGAATATCCTTGCTTTTCCCCTTTAACTGAAATATCATCAATATCAAAAGAATATACTTCAATTCCATAATAAGGAGGAGAATAAAAAACTAAATCAAATTTTCTATCTGTTATCTTTTCATTTAATTTAGTCGAATCAAAAGTAAGATATTCCACTTTATCAAATTTGTACTGCCTTGCCAAACGATTATTTATATCCACCTGTTCTTGCCTGATGTCTATGCCTAAATATCCAAATCCCAATTCCCCGGCCACTATCCCTGTTGTCGGTTCTCCACAGGTTGGATTTAAAATCATTCCCCCTGAAAAAGGCATAAACCACTTATAAATTATCTGTGCTAAAACAGGGTCAAATTTTGAAGTACCCTTATTAAGAGCAGTCATCATGCACTGCCCTCCACTCAAAAGATAGTTTTTTGTTTCTGTTAAATTATCTCCATATTTATTATCCCAGTAAACTCTCAAATCTCGCCATCGTTTAATTTTTGTATCCAAAACAGTAAAAGGAGGATATAATAATTCTTTGCTTAAATTCCCCCTTCTCGTTTCATCTAATCTTGAATCCCAATCAAGCATATAGAGTTCAGATTCAGTAAATCCCGTCAAATTAATTTCTTCTTTAGACAATTCTTTAACAAAATTAACCAGCAATCCGTTATCCCATTCTCCTTGAATTTTATTAAGCGCCAAATTTAATGCTCTCTCTTTTTCTTTTGTCAAATTAATCGTAACAACAGGAACTTCTGCCAATCCTTCTTCTATAGCCGCCCTTAATCTTTGATTCCCACCGATGACTTCGTTGTCTTTATTAATGATTAAAGGGTCAACCATGCCAAATTCCTTGATTGATTTCTTTAAATTTTCCAACATCTCACCAGAAATTTTTCTCGGATTGCCCGGATAATACTTTAATTTTTCAATCTTTCTTATCTCTATGTTCAACTTAACATCTCCTATGCAAAGTTCAGGGGACAAGTTTTTATCCTGCCCCCCTAAGAAATTAAAGGAGGAAGATGAAAAAGAGTAAATCACCTATCCTCTTCATTATACTGGAAATTGAAATAAATCACACATCATTTACATACTTTTTAATCTCTTTTTACATCTTTTCTCTTACTTTTCGGAATATAATCAATTCTTATATCCCCATTCTTCTGATAAATAAATTTAAGCACTTCCCTTCTAACTGCCGAAATCATATAGGTTGAAAACTTACCTTTGTTCCTGTCATATCCTTTTATCGATTTTAAAAAAGCCAGTTCTGCTTCCTGCAAGTATTCCTCAATCTTATCCTTATCGCTTGTAAAATTCATACATATCTTTGCAAGATAGGGTTCTGCAATTTCAATAAGTATCTCCATTACTCCCCTGTTATACTTCGCCTGGTCTAAAATATCCTGTTCTTTATCCAGGTCGAACAATTTTAGACTTATCTTCTCCACTTAATACCTGATAAATAAGTTCTTGTTGTTTATAAAATGCAGTTACTTTTCTATCAAGTGCTATAAAAAGTCTTACCATGTTTGGAATATCAAAAATTCCTCTCAATTCAATCTCATCAATCTGCTTGTCATACTTCTCGATTTGTTTTTTCAAATCTTCAAACTGTTCTACTGATTCTTTTGTCATTTTCTCTCCTTTCTCTTTTTAATTTCATAAAAAATATCGCCTTCTGCACTTTTACTTTGCCTCCTGAATTTTTCCATGTCAAAATCAGGTTCTTCCAAACTTATAACATAATCAACCTTATCAATAATTTTGTCAAAGAATAACTGCATCTGCATATAAACTACTTTCTTTCCCACATAGTATTTAAAAAACTTATTTGAATATTGATTTGCTTTGAGATGTTCTTTAAACTCTTTTTCCGCTTCATTAACAGCATCAATAAACTTCTTATCAACTTTTGCCATTTGCAAGTTGTGCTTAACACTATAAGCAAATGCTTTAACTTGTATCCTTATATCTTCCTGTTCTGCTCTCTCCCCTCCCTTGAAGAACTGCCTTGCATCTCTAATTGCTCCAGCAACTTTTTCATACTTATCTTTTGTCTTGAAAATTATTTTATTTCTACCCATCTTTCACCTTATAAGTAATCTTATTTTCCTTTAAAAAGTCTATCAACTTTCCCCAATAAATCAATTTTAATTTTCCTTTCTCATCATCGTTAACAACAAAACTATCTACTTCCATTTTATTGATTTCAGGTCGGTGAGTTATCTCATTATTATCCTCATCGTAAGTAATGTTGCTTAATTCATCAAGTTTGGTTTTAAATTCACTTTCTTTTACTTCAATGCGTTTCATCCTTTCCTCCTTTATCTTCTATCACCCACCAAATTAAAATTAATTGGATAAAAAAATACACAGAAAAATACCAGATATCCACCTGTTTTGTGATACAGTCAAAGACTACACACAAAGCAAGTGTAAACATAATCAATCCCCGTATTGTTTTATTCATTTCTTTTTCCTAAATTTCTTTGCTTCCGGACAATCTGCAAAATGTGAAATATGTCCTTTCTTAGGGTCAAATAAAACATCTCCTTCTCTATATAAATTAGAGTTTATAAAGTCCCTATCATCTTGTGAAATACTTTCAGCATTCACAGGCATCATATTTCCTTTTGAGGTTTTCAAAAAATAAATTTCCTTTCCGCAAGCCTTACATTTCATTTCTCCTCCTTAATTTTATTTTCCCAAGTTATCTCATATTTTTGCCCATTTGATTCTCCACTTTTTCGATGTGTCCCTTTATGTCCTTCTGATAATTCGCATTCAAAAACAATAATGTTGGGGCCAAACCAATCGCCAAATCTTATTATTTCTTGACATTCATTCATTTCCCTTCCTCCATCTCTTTTATAAAATCTAATATGCGCCGGTAAGCAGAAGCCTTTCCTTCAAAATAAGATTGCTTATATCCTGACTTATTCTTTACTGCTCTTTTAACTCCTTCCTTACTATCTTCTAACTGTTCTGCTAAAAACTTCTTTAATAATTCAATCATTTCTTCCTCCATATCTTGTAAATAACACTCCATCTGTAATAATTCTCGTCATCTTTTGGTTCAGGCAATGCTCTGAACTCATCATAACCCATACCTATTCTTTGTCTAAAAATAACTCTCAATTCTGCATTGACTCTCATAAGTTTATCTAAATTCATCTTGTAAGAACCAACTGCTAATAAGTGTAATCTATCAAGCCATTCCATTCCTCTTTCCTTAATAATTTTAGCAATGAACCAAGCCTCTTCTCTAAAATGCACCGTAACATGATTGCTCTGCTTCATAGGAAATAAATCATCTAAATTCCACCTCATTGCAGGTTTTGTTTTGTGTATTAAATGATGAACTGCAACCGGGCGTTTCAATTCTTCATCATCAAAAGCATCAATGCCTTTAGAAGTTGCAACGATTATCCAATAGCAAAGGTCATCGTTCTCATCTGATAAAATCTGTTTAGGAGTTTTCTCTTTTCTTTTCATTTGTCTCCCAATGAAAGATTCAATTCTTTTTCAAGAAGAGAAGATATATCCAACACATCAAATTTTAATTCTTGACTTGCTTTTTGAAGAAGAACTTTTAATTCCCTCTCTCCATGAGACCTGATGATAAAAATTAATCGGTAATCATTATCACTTCTCTTTCCGATAGAAACTTGTTCAACTATGACTTCCATTTTCCCTCCTCACTTTTTCAATCTTAACTATCTGTGGATTAGTCCAACCTCTCCCCTGTATAAACTCCGTATATACATATCTGCCTCTTATTTCTACATATTCAATAATGTCTTTCAATGAACTGCGAGAAAACATCTTATCTTTATAATCTTTTACCTTTTCTTTTTTTGCTCCCAATTTTAACAAATCATAAATAATAGTCGCCGCAAGATGAGTATTGAAAGGCTCAATAGGAACAAGTGGATATAACAATATTCCATCTATTTCCGTTACCTGCCCTACATTGCCAGGTCTTGCCTCTTTTCCGTCATATTGACTTTCCCCTGTTGGATTAAAATCTTTTACATACCGGATATGCTTGCACTCTTCTCTTTTGAATTTCCAAACAGGACATGAGCAACCATATTCCCCTGTATCCGATAGTGAAACAGTATAAACTCCATTTCCACTTTCTGATTTAACCTGCCAACTTTTAATCCATTTCACTTTTACCTCCTTAATTCCTTGTTTATTTCATCAAGTCTTTTCACACAAGTTTTTATTCTTTCCAGTCGATTTTCCTCCATTGTCGGATTTAGAAATTTATAACTTTCAAGTCGTTGTTTCTTTTCTGTCCACTTCCTCCAAAGCCTTAATAATTCTTCTTCTTTATACATTTCAATACTCATCTGGAAATAAAAATTTCCAATTTTTACCAGTAATAATTGCACTTATAGTAACCTGCTTAACTCCAAATTTTCTCCCTAATTCCTCTTCAGAATATTCATTAGTTTGATATAAGCATTTTATTTCTAAAATTTCTTTATTTGTTAATTTAGCATTAGCATTGTTTTCTCCCCTATAATGTAATTTATTTCTAATAATCCTTCCTTTAGTTAATGCTTCCAATTGTTTTATTGTAGATATTTTCCCTTTCGCTGATTGACTCATTCGTTTTCTCGTATCCGAGGTTCGAATATATTTCCTTAATTTTTCTTTAGTCTCTTCCGCTATCGCCCCCCTACTTCCTCCTTCTCTTATATTATAACCATTCGGCGAAAATGAATTATTAGCCCTGATTAATTCTCTTTCTTTTTTATCGGCGTCTTCTTGATTATCATAATATTCCAATGGTATTATTTTGAAATTCTCTCTTCCATATTTTAACAATGCAAGACCTATAATAGTTATATTTTTTCTTTTAGCATTATCTATATGAGCTTGGACTCTTTGTCTAAGATTCATTCTCGTTTGTCCTATATATATCTTACTATTTATTTTATTTTGTATTTCATAAATTGTTATTCTCATATTCACTCCAAGTCAATACTCAGAAGAGAACAAAATTGTCGTTGATGCCCTATCTGCTTCGGTTATTATCCATATTTTTTCCTCGTTATATTTATAACTTGCCAAGATTCTATTCCCCTCTTTCAAAGCCAGTTCATTTTCCTTTTTATCCTCATCACACAATTCTCCAAAATCTTCTTTGCAATATCTCTTAAAACTTGCTTCCACAAATTCGGCGAACTTTAAATCTTTCGCAATTCTTTCATTAATACCTCTTGTCCATACAATTTTTCCTAACTCCATCCTTTCCTCCTTTTTTCCCTTCTCTTATAATTTGCACAATCTTTGAAATGAGGCCATTCAAATTTCTTTACTTTTATAATATCAACATTCTTCTTTTTTCTAAATCTTGCTAATAATTTCAAGCACATTTTATCTTCCTTTAGGTTTTACAAAATGATATACTGCAATAAACAATACAACGCCAACTGCAACCATTCCAACGATTAATAATACTGCTTTTTGCCAAGGCATTATTTCACCTCCTCGGGAAATTTTTCGAGACATTCTTTTATTTTAGAATCGTCTTTACTCCAAGATTTGAGAAACAAATCGCATTGATAATCTGGACAATCATCTATTAAGTTACGATGAAAGAAATTACAACCCTTACACTTATCTCCTTGAGGTATTTTCATATATTTTCTTTTCATTCTTTTACCTCTTTTACAAATTTTTTCCTCTGTTTAAGAGGAATAAAAACATTATTTTTACAATCATTAGAATTGCATTGCAGTTTTTCTTGTTTTTTACAAATCCATTGTGTCGTACCAGAATCGTGCTGAATAAAATTTCCATTAGGTTTATTCCGTTCATTAACTAAATAACTATTAAGTTGACATTCTCTCCAACCGACTTTACATTTTCCTTTCTTACAGTACGCTTTTACAATTGTCGCCATCTTTCACCTCCATTACTTCAAAACCATCGCACTCTTCAAGCCATATCGGGTCAAAACTAAATGGATAGTTGAACCAGCCCCCTTTAATACCTTGAGGATTTCCCCTGACATAAATTCCCATACATGGTGTCGGAGTAACCCTTCCAACAGAAGCAAGTATTGACATAACTTTTAAGATAGGATTTTCTAAAATTGCTTTATTTTTAGGATGCTCGCATTTAATATTAGCATCTCCGGGATTATTTCTTTTCCACTTGCATTTATAGCAATCTGGCTTTATCATATCCTTTCCCCTCCTTCTCCCAATATTCCAAAGGCAAGGCATATTGCTCGCCAAATCCCCTGTCTATGAGAATTGAATTTGTAATGAAGTTCTCCAACGATGCTGTGTAGGTAATCCCATGTTCTATCTCATAAACCTTAACTCCTATTATATGGCCGGTCTTTACGGACTTCTTAAAAATATCCTTATCAATAGCAATCGCTTCAGGGCTTTCCAAGAAGTGTTTACTCTTTTGTGCCTTCTTAAAAAGGTATCTATCTTTAATTGAATAAACAAACTTAAATTTATTGCTCATCATTCCTCCTTTTTAATTTCAATTTTATAAATCTCTTCATCTTCCTGGTCTTTTGATGTCGGAGTTTCCGTTCTGATATAAACTCTTTCACCAACTACTGAACTACTTCTGAGGTTCCAATAATCTTGACCTGCTGTTGAAAATAAATCTCCTACTTTTAAATCTTTTGCTTTAATTTTTGTCGCTATTATTTTCATTCTTCTTTTCCTCCTTTCTTCTTTTTAATAAACCAACAACATCATTCACAATAGCAGTTTCACCATTATTAAAGTTAATTTCAAAAAAACCATTATTTAAAAGGAAGATACTTACAATATTAGCCACAGTGATTCTATTCTGCTTTGTAGTTATTTCTATTAAATCTTCTTTTCGATTATCAAACAATATAGTTTTCATTTCTCCTCCTTAATGATTATTGCTTTTTGTTCTATAAATCCCTTGCAATTAATAATAATTGCCTCAACTTTATTTCTTTTGCAAAATACCTCAAATGAATTTGCAATATAGCAACTCTTTACTCTATCTGCTATGTTGTAAGATTCACACTTTAAACACAATGAATTTTCGCCCATATTTCCTCCTTCTTCTTTAGGTATTTCTCCTTCATTTGCCATCATCATTCCTGCAATAAAGGGTAAGATTGAACGAACAAATTTACTCATAACTCCTCCTTTTATAAATCGTTCTTGTCATAACCTTCCTCGCTCCCATATGTATCCCTGTAAGGATTATAAGGACAAAACTTTCTAACCCTGCAATAATTCAAGCACCTAAAATATTCAACCTTTCGTTTTTCAAAATGCTGTCCTTTTGCCAAAGTTATTTTATTTGCTTCATCTTCATCATAAAGTTTCAAAGCCTTCTTTCTCCCCTCTTGTATCAAAGCGATTTTGCCACCTCGCTTCCATTTTTCTTCATCGGTGCATTCTTGTGCCTGTTTACTAAATAGAATTAACCTTGCCTTAATATAGTTTTCCTGTTTATCAAAATTCCAAAGTGGTATCTCTTTTCTCAAAAAAGGAATTTCAGGATAACCTTCTTCGCCAACTTTATTGACCTGCCAATCCCTTAATATTGCATTGATGTAAAGATGTTCTATATTGTATCCCTCCACTCTTGCTAAAAAGGCATAACAATTCAACTGCCTCTCCCATTCAATTTTATCTCCAAGCATGAAACTCCAAACACTCGTTACCTTGTAATCCTCAACAGAACTCATGGCTTTGTCTAATAAATCTATCTTACCAACTATCTCTTTATCTTTCTGCTTCAATTCAATTTTCTTTTCAACTTCAAATGCTTCTCCCGTTCCATATTTTAACAAGACCTCATGAACTGCACCTCCAAGTAATGCCCAAAGTTTTTCGCTTACATCTTCCTCTAACTCATCCCAATGTTCAATAGACAATTCCCTCATAAGTGGTGGTGCTATCAATGCTGTAACTGAAATCCTGTTGGGCTGTATTTCTTTCTCATCTGACTGCATTGCCTTGAATAAAGGCACCGGTAAATTATAACGATTTGTCGTTTTCATAATTCCTCCTTCTTTCTTTTCATATCATAGTCTTCTAAAATACAAATCTCGCTATTTGCATAAGGACAAACGACTCCGAACTTTAAAAATGTTCCATCTTCCAATGTAATTACAACTCCGATAATAGACTTCTTTGATTTTGAAGTTTCTCCGCAATTAAATCTTCCACTCTTTCCCCTGCATATCATCTCCGTAAAGGTTCCCTTTTCATGATAAGTTTTAAGTTCCTTCTCGACCTCCGTAAGATGCTCTCTTATTTTTCTCTGCTGTTCCTGTGCAAACTTTTTAAATTTTTCTAAATCAAGACTCAACTTTTCAATTTTATCGTTCATTTTTTCTCCGTTAAAATTTCTACTGCTAAGTGATACCTTTCCAATTCATTGGCTGTCGGAACGATTTCACTTCCTGCTTTCTTAAAAGCCATGACAAATCTTTTAGCTTTCTCCCATTGTTGAGTGGCCGGTAAAAGTCTATAATCTAAATCAGGTATATTTTTATTCTTATCCAGCCATTGGTGAAAGTTCAAAGTCTTTTTGTTCTCCAATTCTTCCAATTTCGCTTTCCATTGACTCTCTTTTGTCCATAAAGTTCCTAAACTCCAAAAAATTCCCCATTCAAAAGGCAACTTTTCTTTAATCTGATACATCAGGCCAATGAGTTCTTCAACTGTTTCCTTTCTTAAAACAATAAATCTTTTTGCGTGTGCCATTTCTCTTTCTTGGTCGGTTGCGTTCCAAGCCTTCAATCCTCTAACTAAACGAAATTCCTTTATAAGACGAAAAGCTTGTTTCTGTTCTTCAGGGGTCATAGTTTTTAAACTTCTTCGTTTAAGAGTATCTTTATTCTTTCCTTCTTTAAATATATTTAAGTAAGTACTATAAAGATACTGCCCTTTCATCTCGGTGCTTTTGCTATTAGTATTTATCTGTGTTTCTACTGAAATATTTTGATTTAAAATATTTTGATTTAAAATGTTTTCATTTAGAGAATAAAATTTATCTCTTTTCAAAATATAACCTTTTTTCTCTAATTTTTTAAGAGTTATTGAAATATTACACTCAGCTAATTTAAGTCCTTCTACTATATCTTTATTCCTCATCGCCCCTCTTAACTGCAAAAGTATCATTATTTTTAATTCTCTTGTTGATAATTTTAACTTGATTATATTTAATATTTCCATATAATATATTCAAGGGAAGGTGGTAGCCTCCCCTTTTATTTTACCTCCCTTTATTTTTCACAATATCAATTATTGTTCTATCCTCTTCTGCTTTTGAACTTAATCCAAGTTGAGTATTTATCATTTCCCGGTCATCAAGTATTTTCTTCAAATTGCTTATCCTAAAGCTTATTCTCTCTTTAGGTTTTACATAGCGTTCTTTGACATCTCTCCAACTGCTATCTTTTGTAAAAGGGCTTTCCCCTGTTGTTTTGAATTCTGTTGCAAAAGCTATCCAAATTTCTACATCGCTTTTATTCCTTCCTGTAGTTTCTATAACCGTATCTATATCTACTTTTTTCTGAACGATTGCCTTGCCTATCTCATGATAGGCTTCTATCTTTATCCACCGGGAAGAAGTCATGCGTTCTACATAAAAACCTTTCAATTCTTCTCGTGCATCTTCAGGAGTTAAGTTATCTAAATCTAACTTATAGTCATCCTTTTCCACTTACTCCTCCTTCTTTTCCTCTTTCTCCTTTGGTTCTATCAATTTTTTGAAATCCTTATACAATTTGGCGACTTCACCACTTAGGTCATCTAATGTTTTAGTTTCCGTTGAACATTGCATTTTAGCAACTACAATGTCCTTTGCATAACTTAAAATCATTGTATCAGGATTTGCCTGTGGTCTTCCAAATCCAAATCCGCCTTTTTTGGGAAAGTTCAAATAATGAACTATGGAGGTGCTTCCATCAAAGCTTGTTTGTTCTTTGTCATTTACATAGGCTTCTGCTTCTTTGCCAAGACATTCCTTAATCTTTGCATCAAAGCATACATAGTTTTTTCCTTCCGATTTGACAATCCAATAAGGATTGCCATCTTTCTTTTTTTGTTCGACAAGTTCTTCAACTTTGACTTTGACCAAATCAGCCATCGTCATTCTCCTTTATCCTGTATTCTGAGGGCAGGATATCCCTGAATTTGATTATAAATTTACCTGCCGAGGTGAAATTCTCAAGCAGATATAGAATAAGACAAGTTAAAAAAGCCACTATGATACCGACAAAAGGCAAGACTAATAAATAACTAAGTCTTAACCAAAACATCTTCTTTAAATTTATTAGTAAGAAGTTTTTCAAATTCTTTTCGTGGAATTCTATAAAGAATACCGACTCTTATGCTTTTGATTTTGCCAGATAACACTTGTGTTCTAATTGTTGCATCTGAAACGCCGAAGTAATCGGCTATTTCTTTTATGCTATAATAGTTTTGTTTTGATTTCATCTTATCCTCCCTTTATTTCTATTATATTATACATAGTTTTTATTTTTAATCAAGCCCTTAAATTCCTTGATATATACTTGCTTTGTTCCCTATTCTCCTATCCCACATGGATTTCGGCTATTTCAATTACTGTAATCCAATGGTAAAGGTCTTCTCGCAGGTCTTTTCTGAAGTCTTCAAAGGATTTTTTAGTATTCGCATTAAGCCAATCCTGTATAATTTTTTCCGTGTCTTCTTTGTTCATATTAGTTTCAATAAGAAACCACTCCATACCTCTAAAAATTACTTTGAATATGTTTTTTACCATTTCATTCCTCCTGAATACTTTTCAGCCTCCTTTACTCTCCTATCGGTCTTTGCATCTTCAACCAACTGGAATAATTCTTTCTTAATTCTTCGCGCAGTTTCTCCTCTCCAAGTTTGAACATTTGAAAGGAAATAAAGCACTATGCTCTCTCCTGAATCATATCCATATTTATCAGTTATTTTTTCTAACAATAGCATTGCCTCCATGTAAGGCACAGCTCCGTAAAATGGATTTTTCCAATCTTTGTAAACTTCTTTTACAATTTCATTAATCTTTCTACTCATGATTTACCCTCCTTATAGGATAAACGAAATTACATTTTTCCATAACTAACTCCCTTCTCCTATCAAGTTCTTCTCTAATTACTTTAAGCATCTTGACAAGTTGTTCTTCCTTCATTTGCTCTATCTCTCTCATTTATCCTCCTTTGACAATTCAATAAAGGAACTCAAATCTTCACAACCATCTTTCATCGCCGAAAAAAGTTCTTTATACTTACTAATCCCTCTTTGATTTTCTTCTAATACTAAAAACAGAATTAAAAGTCTCTTTATAGCTTCTAACTCTTCTAATAATATTTCTCTGAGTTTATCGTTATTCACTTTTCCTCCTTGTCAAATT